TACATGGGACAGGCTGCATGGGAAGCCTACATGGAAGCACAGATTGCTGCTGGCAACGGTTGGTACTTGACAGGTGGACCAGAGGTTAATCGTCGCTTTGTAGGTATGTACGACATCTACGTTTGCCCAGGTATGACTGCGAACAATATCATCTTCGCACAGCCATCAAACTTGATGCTTGGAACATGGCAGGAAAACCAAATGAACGAAGTGTTCATCTTGGACATGCAGAACTTGGACGGTTCACAGAACGTACGTTACGGCGCACGCTTCTACCTCGGAGCACAGATTGCAGTAGGTGAGGATATCACATACTGGGGAGCATAATTAATAATCAAGGGGGTGTAACAGCCCCCTTTTAAAACTATATAAATATGGCTTGTGAATTAACCACAGGATTTACACTCGGATGCCTTGAAGGTATCGGAGGTGTTAAAGAAGTATTGATTGCTAACTACACCTTACCGGGTGGTGCTGATTTCATGTCAGGTGTAACATATGATGCAGTGACAGGTGAAGTGAGTGCTTTGCCTACTGCAACCATCTACCGTTATGTGCCTTTCCGTAATTCAGGTACTTACGTTGAAACCATCAATAAAAGTCTTGAAAATGGTACCTTGTTTTTCTCACAGGAAGTGGGATGGACTTTTGGTAAGTTGAATCAAGATATGCGCAACGAATTCTTGAACGTTGCTAAAGCAAAGATGATTGTTTTTGTTCGCACCAATGATGACCAAATCTTGCTTGTAGGTACAACTGAAGGTTCGCAGCTCACTGCTGGTACTGTTCAATCAGGTGCTGCAAAAGGCGATTTGATGGGTTATCAAGTAACTACTACTGCAGAAAACCTTGAGCCTGCAGTACACCTTGAGCCTTACACTACTGAACCATTCGACAACTTTCCAACGATCACGGTAAGCCCCGCTTACTAATCGCGCTTGCTGATTGTTTTTGTGTTTATTCATTGATTAGAAGGGGGTGGTGTTACAACTGCCCCCTTTCAATATAGCGATATGATATATCTCCAAGTAAATAATCCTAGTCAGTTTATATATCTATCACTGGATGAGGCAAGGCAGTACTATGCTACGCCCTATACGCACTATTTGTTAGTGTTAACCCACGAAGAAAACAGCACCACAGGTGATAAGCTCGCGCAGGTTGCAACGATTGTGAATGAAAATGTGCGCATTACACAGCTTACTGTGACAACTGTTGGTCTTACATTAGCGGGCAGGTATCGCTACGAAGTGTACGGACAGAACTCACCAACTAATATCATTCCAACGAACGCCGCTGTTGTCGGTCTAGTTGAGAAAGGCTATGTAGTTTTGCAAGACAATACAACGTGGTTCGATGTTCCTTCTATAACTATCCCAAATGACATCATCTATGAGCCATAATGAATCAAATATAGTATCCTTAAAGCTTAGTGAATACGTTGCTAAGTCAGACGCCGAAAGAGTAGACCGCAAAGGGTGGGTTAACTACGGTGCAGACAATGATTTTCCACAGTACCTACGTGACCTTTCGCATGAGTCTCCAGTGCATGGTAGCTTGGTTGTTGCCATTGGTGACATGATAGCCGGAAAGGGTATCGAGTCAGAGCAATATCAGGCCGAACTTGATGCACTTGACATTGATGCATTGACGTATGCGTGTTCACACGATCTAAAGTTGTTTGGTGGTTTTTACATCGAAGTCATTTGGAGCAACGACCGCACAGTGATTAGCAAACTAAATGCTATTCCATTTGAAGAATGCCGCATTGCGGTAAATCAGGATGATGACAGCGAAATAGGAATCTTTCACAGCTATGACTGGTCCAACACTCGCAAGAAAAAGAACACGCCTGAGTTCATTCCAAAGTATAACTACCTCACACGCGAGGCTGAACCACGCCAAATCTATTGGTGCTTTACGTTCACAGGTAGTGACACATACCCACGCCCCGACTATTGGTCTGCTATCAACTACATCGAACTAGATAAGCAGATTTCAATCTTCCATATCAACCAAATCAGTAACGGTCTTTTTCCTTCAACCATTATCAACTTCTACAATGGGCAGGCAACACCTGAACAGAAGCAGCAGATGATGATGGACTGGGAGAATAAGATGAGTGGTGCGCGTAATGCGGGCAAGGTGGTAATGTTCTTCAACGAACGTGACCAACCAAAAACCGAAATAACGCCATTCCCTGTGAATGATGCAGACAAACAGTATCAACTTATGGATACTACTGCAACGCAAAAGATAATCACAGCACACCGCGTTACAACGCCTTTGCTGTTTGGTATTCGCGAGACGGGTACTGGGTTCGGTAGCAACAAAGATGAAATGACTACGGGTCTGGAAATCTTTAACAAGCAAGTCATCGAACCGTATCAGGAAAAAATCAATAAGAGCATCACCGAACTATTGAGCAATCAAATGCCGGGTGTGTCTTTTGAGATTGTACCAAATACCCCACTAGTAGCAGAGCAGACAGCGGTTGTTACCGATGCGAATGCAACAGGCTCGACAACTGATGTCGCTGCTACCGCTTTGAATGGTGCGCAGATTGCTTCGCTTATTGACATCGTAATGCAAAGTAGTGCCGGTGCTGTGCCTGTTAGCAGTGCTAAGGCAATTGTGGGGGCAGCGTTCCCTACATTACCTGCCGCTGTTGTAGATGCAATCTTTGCCGATGTTATTGCAGGTTCATTGCAACCGCAAGAAGTCATCATGAGTGACGAAAAAAAAAAAGATGATAGCACAGTAGGTGATGCGCTAATTGCACTGGGTGAAGATGCGTCCGAAGATTGGTTGCTGATTGATGCATACAATGCAGATGATGAAATCCAACACGAGTTTGCGGTGCGCACAGGGGCAGCAAGACCAGCGGCAAAGAGTGAGCAAGACGCCATTATCGATGGTAAATACTTTATTACTCGTTACGTTTACGCAGGTAGCTTTAGGCATGATAATATGCGCCCATTCTGTGCAAAGATGTTGGAGGCGGGCAAGCTATACCGCAAAGAAGACATAGTGTCGATGGAAAATGTAGCTGTTAATCCCGGATGGGGGCCTGAAGGCGAAGACACATATGACATTTGGTTCTACAAAGGCGGTGGTAACTGCAAACACTTTTGGGAAAAGCGTGTGTATGTAGATGCAAAGGGTGCGAAGATTAATCCTAATGATCCAGACGCAAAGCGTATCGCTGTGGCAATGGCTGAACGCATGGGGTATAAGGTGCGCAACAATTCACTAGTCGCTAAACTGCCCGAGGATATGCCACATCGTGGCTTTCTACCAACTAATCCTATTTACGGTAATCAATAATCACAACTATGGCTGAAGTACTTTTAATATCAGAAAACTACATTAAGAAATACACCACTGTAAACGGTAGTGTTGACCCAAATCTTATGTATCCGTCCGTGTATTTGGCACAGGACAAGTGGATACTTCCATTTTTGGGAACTGATTTGATGAACAAGATTAAAAATGATGTAGAAAATAACACGATAGCAGGCAACTATCAAGTATTACTTGAGAGTTACATCCAGCGTGCGCTGTTGTGGTGGGTAATGGTGGACCTCACGCCGTCACTTTGCTACCGTATGGACAATGGCACTATTGTGCAGCGTCAATCTGAAGACACCACACCTGTATCCGATGCAGTTATGAAGGACATGATTGATCGTGCAAGGCAAAATGCGGAACACTACACTACGCTCCTGGTCGATTACTTGTGTGCGAATGCTTCACTGTTTCCTGAATACTCAACAGCGCAGTGGCCTGACCGTAGCGCACGCACTGACGTGACCAACACGCTCAACTACCAGTTCTCATCGGGCAACACTGCTACCTCTTTTCGTCCTACGTACTCACGTAACATCATAAACCGAATACCATGATAGAAAAGAAATCACTAAAGCAAGATTACACCGAACGTTTGCGCAAGTATGAGCGCGAGCTGTCATTAAAACTACGCAGCAATGCCAACAAAGAAACCGATAAAACCAAAAAGTAACACTGCATTCAAAACTGCGTTATA